GGATCAAACTCAAAAGACAACACCTGCCCCAGAGCGCCATGGGCAGAGCCATCGACTACACCCTGACGATGTGGCCCATGCTCACCGTCTATCTCGAAGACGGTCGAGTCGAGATCGACAACAACCCCGTGGAGAACGCCATCCGGCCAACTGCCATCGGCAAGAAAAACTGGCTGTTCATCGGCGAAGCCGAAGCCGGGCAACGCAGCGCCATCCTCTTCACGCTCATCGAAGCGTGCCGCAGTCGAGGAATCGACCCGCAAACCTACCTGCGGGAAGTGCTCACCCGGCTGCCGACGCTGACCAACCGGCAGATCAAAGAAGTGACACCCGAAGCCTGGGCCAAGCCCAGGCAGATCGACAGTCAGCAGAAAGCGGCATAGTTGTCGAAACCAAAAGGCAAGCTTAGACCGAGGGCACTCGGCGCACCGCTAACTGTTCATGTCCCAGGGCGGGGAAGAGAACGATGACACTCACCGCAAGTTTGAAACCACTGACATGCGCGAGTGGACCTTTGCTTGTCCGCACTGTGACCTCCGCCAGCCCTTCAAATGGGAGAACGTGGAATGGAGTAAGGACGCCCGCGATGATGATGGCGAATGGAACTTTGCCCGCGTGCACGAGACCGCTTCGCTCACATGCGAAGGCTGCGGTCATGCGTTCGATGACAGCGACCGCACGCGGCGTGTGCTCAGCACCACGGGTCGTTATGTGCGCACCAATCTGAATGCGTCACCGGAGAACGTCGGGTTCCATTGGAATGCCCTCTGCGCGATGAGCTGGGGCAGGCTTGCTGAGTTGTATCTGCGAGCCAAAGCAGCAGCGAAGCAAGGCGATCTGGAACCGTTGCGGCAGTTCTATCAAAAGCGCCTCGCGCTGCCATGGCGCGACTACTTGGAGGATTTTAAATTGGAGATCACTCCCAGTGGCTATCGCCTCGGTGAAACCTGGGACGATGAAGCGGCAGTGAACCGGCAGGGCAAGTTCCTCACGCCGCCCTTCGATCCGGCGCTGGCTGCGGCACCACTTCGGTTCATGACGGTGGACTGCCAGATGGATCACTTCTTCGTGATCGTGCGTGGCTGGTCGTTGGAGGGTTCTTCGCGTTTGGTGTGGCGCGAACGCGTGCCCACCTGGGACGAAGTGCTCAGCTTGCAGGAGCGGTTCACCATTCACTCCAACCTGGTATTCGTCGATGCCGGCCACGCCACCTATGACGTGTATCGCGAATGCGCCAAGCACGGCTGGGTGGCTCTCATGGGCGACCGCCGTGCCACCTACGTTCACCGCACCAAGGAAGGCCGGAGCGTGCATCGGTTCTACTCGCCGCGTCGCAAGGTTGTGCTGGGGCGTGGCCAGACCTGCTCGGTGTTCTACTGGTCGAACCTCAACATTAAGGACATGCTCGCGCGGTTGCGCCGCAATCAAGACCCGGAGCGTGGCCCTACCTGGGAAATCGCCGAGGACGCCGGAGACGACTATCTCACGCAGATGGAGAGCGAGCAGCGTGTCCGCAAAGGCGGCAAGTGGCTTTGGGAACGCATCGGCAAGCGCCCCAATCATTACTGGGATTGTGAAGCCATGCAGGTGGCGGCTGCGGTGATGCTCAAACTGGTGGGACAGGAGTCGGTGAAGGCGGATGCCGAGATCAAAGAGGACGACGAACCCACCACAGATTGACACGGCTCCACGGGGCATGAACCCCACTCAAACTCTTCAGGGCAAGCTCACTTATGCGGGCATCGTCATTTCTGCGGTCGGTGCTCTTGGCCGTCTCTTCGGCCTACATCTCCCCACGGACGAAGCTCAGGGCATGGTGGCGATTGCTGCCGCGAACTGGGACACCATTGCCGAGTTTGGTGGTCTCGCCACCGCCGCCTATGGTCGTCTGCGCATCAACTGGAGGAAGAAATGACCTCCGACGCTCTTGCAACGGCTGTCATGCGACAGGCGGGCCGGTTCATTGGCCTGCGTGAAGTAAAACCCAATGCCGAATGGGACAACCCAAGCACAGCTGGGCCTGATCGCGCTCTGGTCGATGAACTGCGCTCGCTCATGCGCTCCTCGCCATGGGAACCTGGCTGGGCGTATTGCGCCGCGTTCTGTGAAGGCATGGTGCTTGCCGCGCTGCGTTCTCTCTCTGCCACACCGGAGCAGATCAAACGCTGGCAGTCGGCCATGACGCCTCACTGCGTCACCAGTGCAGCCAACTTCGGCAAGCTGGGTCTGCTTTCTCCGACTGCTACTCTTGGTGCCATCTGGCTGGCACGCCATGGCGCTACCTCCAACGGCCATGCTGGCATCGTGACAGCCGTGCGCGGCGTCAGCATGTCCACCATCGAGGGCAACACATCTCTCGATCCAAGCTCCGATGCCAAAGAACGCGAGGGCGACTGGATCACGGCACGCATCCGTTCGCTGAAGGGAAGTGGCAGCCTTGTCACCCTTGGGTTCATCACACCAGCCTCCATCCTCAAGCTCATCAACCCATGACCCAGCCACGTTATGATTCCACCATCAGCCTCGGGCATGTCGTGCAGATCCTGTCACTGGTCATCGCCGGTGCAACGGCCTGGGGTGTTCACACCAGCACGCTTCGCCACCTCGAACTGTTGCGCAACGAGGACCGCCAACGACTCGACTCTCATGATGTGAAGATTCAGCTCCTTGAACGAAGCACAGATGTGGTGAAGACGGACGTGAACTACATCCGGCTCACCGTGGATGAGATCAAACGTGACCTGAAGGAACCTGCGTCTCGTTGAGCAGTTCAGGCTGCAATCTTATGCTTTGGAGGTGTTTTCCTTTTGATAGCTGCCCTCGCAAGGTCGTAGCTCGTCTGCAAATTGATCCAAAAACGGGCGCTGGTTCCGAGTGCCTCGCCAAGAAGAATGGCGGTTTCCGCCGTGATTGCACGCTGGCCTCGAATGATCTCGTTAATACGCATGCGCCCAACCCGCATCTTGGCGGCAAGACTGGCTTGAGACAGGCCAAGAGGCGTCATAAATTCTTCCAAGAGGATCACTCCGGGCAAAACGGACGCGGGACCAAGAGGGATGGTGTGTTTCGTTTTCATAAGGTTTTTCAGTGATAATCGGTGATTTCGACATCAAACGCTGTGCCATCCTGCCATCTGAAGCAAAGTCTCCACTGAGCGTTGATTCGTATGCTGTACTGACCTGTCCGATCTCCTTTCAGTGCCTCCAGCCGGTTGCCGGGTGGAACGCGCAAGTCGTCGATGACATCCGCAGCATCGAGCATCGCCAGCTTTCGCAAAGCGACCGACGCAATCATCGCGAAGCGCTTGTTGCGTCCGGTCAACCAAAGTTGGGCGGTGTCTTTGCAGAGGAAGGAATCAATCACGTCTTGGCTGACTTGTATCGCCAAGCGATACAATGTCAATCGAATTGACAGCTCATGCCCGAGCATGGCGCAAGGTTTGTTCACCGTCGGCTTCACGGTCGCAGAAATTCTCAACATCCAGGCGAAAGCCAAGCAGATGCTGTTGGAGGGCAAGACCCTCATGAGCTGGGGCGACAGCGGCTCCAATGCTTCCAAGCAGTTCCCGATGACCGTGAAGGAGACGCTCGATGAATGCGTCCATGCACTGCGCGTTCTGGCTCCAAACACCTATGAACGTCGCCGCCGGATCACCACTTCCCACATCCGCCGTATCGCCCCATGAATCCACTTCTCCAATGGGTGAACGACTGGTTCAAGCCCAAGGCCATCAGCTCGATCTACGAATCCGCCAATCCATCGCCGCGCCGAGGTCAGGTGCCTGGTGCTTCACCGCGTGATGCGCGGCAGGATCTCACGCCTCACGTTCATCGTGAGTTGGTGAAGCGCTCGCGTTACCTGGCCAAGAACTCCGGCTTCGTGCGTGAGATGGTCAGCAACATGGCGATCTATTCCACGGGAGATGGTATTCGCCCGCAGGCACAGTCAGATGACCCGGAATGGAACCGCAAAGCGGAAGCCTATTTTCGTGGTTGGTCAGCCCGATGCGAAGTCACTGGCAGGTTCAGCTTTGAGGAAGTGCAGTCGCTGGTGTGTCGCGGCATGGATGTGGACGGTGAATACTTCATTCACCTCACCCGCAGCCGACTTGGACTGGCCGCGCTCCAGTTGATCGAGTCCCACCGCATCGGTGATGGCAACACGTCCGCCAAAAGCTACCACGGCATCACCCTGGATGCCTGGGGAGCGCCGGTTTCGTATCGAGTGATCGAGGACAAAGGTGCGCGTGAGCTGCCTGCCCAAAGCGTGCTGCATGTGTTTGAGCCGGAGAACGCCACGAGCGTTCGCAACGCCCCGACGATCCAGCATTCCATCAATCACATCATCGACGAGATGGAGCTGATCGCTTTGGAAAAGCACGCCGTGAAGGACAACTGCGACGTGACCCGCGTGCTGAA